TCATTTAAATTCACCGTAAGCTTTACCTGTTTTAACATCACGAGAACACGCATAGCCTCGCTTACCGTTGTTTCGGATATAGGATACCCAAACACAACCATCTGATTTAACATAGCTGTCATAAATAACTGACTCGCCTTTACCTAGCGTGGCTTCTTGCTTAGCTTTGAGAGTGGGCGCATGTTTGATTGCTACTCTTGTATTAGGATAAAATATACCTTTTTCCGCCACACGCTTAAATTCCTGTGGTTTGAGAGCAGCAGGTGGTTTAATGGTATCCGTATTACCCTGTTTTTTAATTTGAGCGATAAAAAATCTTTCAGTTTATCAATTACCGCTTGAGGTTGTTTTTGATTACTATCATAACCACAATGCTCAATTAATGATCGTTTAGGACATTCTGTTGCAGTGAATTCGCAATGTAAACGTACAGTATTACGGCTGATTGGTAAGTTATAGTATTTTAAATCATCATAAGCTTGTTTAAATGCATTTTGTTCAGCTTTTAAAAAAACTTGCTTTGTTGTTTGACGATTTCCTTTTACTTCTATACCGATATAGTAAGCATTACCTTCTACGTTAGCCGTATGCCATGCTTTATTGAATGTATCTTCCACGCGTACAATTGTCTCTTCATCCACATAATAGTGTGCAAAACCTTCCTCAAGTTGTTTATTATTCATTTTCCCTAACCGCTCAATATGTGAGTTTGCACTCTTGTTGTCCCATGTATTATGCAAAACAACACCTTTAACATTGCCAATACGTTTGCCTGCGACTCCGCGACAGACCGCATTATTAATAACTTTCATTACTTACTCACCTCTCCTCAGTTCATCATACCGTTGTGCTTGTTCACTGTCTCCGGCACCTATCGTGGTAGGATCTACAACAACACCTAACAAAACAAGGATGCTAAAAACAGCTCCTACTATATCCAATAATCGTTCTTCAATTTGTGTAAAATCAAACACTATTCCAAATAAAACCAACAATTTTGAGCATAAAAAAAGAATCGCCGGTATAAAGGCCATCCAAAATATTTTTGATTTAATACGAACTTTCCAATTGATACCTAAATAACTTTTCACTACTATCACTTCCTATAATTTTGTTAAAAAGTAGCCGATTAAAGTAATACCTAGCGTGATAATAAATCCCCACGACCATTTATTACTAATATCCATACGATCCTGACGCTTTTCAAGTTCTTTTGCTAAATGAAAAGCTGTACCAGCAATCTTTGTGGTCTCGTCTAATCCTTTTGTATTCTCCTCAATTTTAGCAAGTTTCACTAAAATTTCAGTTTCAATATCTTTTTCCATCAATCACCATCGCCCATCTCACTCAGATAAAAACCAAATGATGTTAGCTCTTCAAATTGTTGAGTTGTTAGCATTTTAGCAACAACTAACAGTCGTAAATTATCCATCGTGTATCGACCCGAATTATACGCATTTTTCACTACTTTATACATTATAAAACTCCCTCTTTATTTTCTGATTTTATTCATTAAATCAGTAATTCCTCACAGTAAAAATCCGGAAAAATATCTTTCGACAAACTTATCAACTTTTCGCAAGTTAAAAAGCAAGTCAAAAGAACCTGTATTAATACTATTTAAATTACCTTAATCGTCAACTTGATAATAAATTTCTGATTATCTATTTGTATCAAGTATTCATTAAAGATTTATTTAATCAACCCATGAAAATTCTTGATAAATATAACCATCTTCTGGCCATTGAGCACGGTCATCTGATTTAACAAATACCGACAATTCACCGTTAGCTGCTAATCGAACTGTAATTGCGTGCCAAGATACTGCTGTACGAGCATAAAAGTTTTGTGTGTTTTCAGCGAAAGTTGGAGGTAACTGAGCAACAACTAGCCCATTTGTAAATTTGCTCATATTTATTCGTAAATATTTAGTCGTTACACCTTGTTGTGTAACGCTACGATATGAACAACTAAAACCTTTTCCATCCGAGCTCATAAACTGTGTATTAGGAAGTACACCATTCAATACGTTATATGCTATCCAGCCACTATCTGTTGATGAATAATCTTGCCAATCTGAAAAAGTTGTTGCACCCGTTCGAGCTGCATAATATTGTTTTCCGGATTTATCAAATGCTGTTATACCTCCAGCATTTCCATAAAACTGAGCGGTACCAGTAATATGAGATGCTTTCCCTGCTGGGTTATTTGTTGCGCCCGCAGAAAGATAAAACGTGTGTACCCCATTACCCCAAGCACTTGCTTCAGCAAATAAATCTTTAGAAGTAGGCAAATCGTATTTAGGTGCACCACTGTCTGTGGTGATTTTGACATTTTGAGTTTCAGAAGATCGGCTTACTCTCTCCCATCCTATCCAAGTTTTTAAAGAGGCATTATAAGAGTTACGATAAACATCTTTTGTCGAATGTGGAGCATAGGTCACTTCTACATAACCATCTCTATATTTTCGTTTGAAATAACCGCTATTTCTAGTTGTAGGTGAGTTTGTTGCGACTGTAGCATAACCATCGAAATTTTGTATATCAGTAACGTTTAACAAGTCATATCCTGAGATGGTTAAGGAAGAGCCGTCATCATTCCAGACTTTCTTTTTTTGCCATTCTTTCGTATCTGTCACACTAACTATTTGTTTATTTTCAATCTCATCAAAAATTGTCTTCGCTTTTTCATTCACAGCTTTAATTGTGTTATCGGCAGCAGTCTCCAAATGTTTTTTTCCATCTTCAACAGAATTAGTTATATCAGCATTAGCATTCACCACAATTTTTTCAAGATTATCTGTAACCGTTTCAACAGTTTCTTTGATATGTGAGTCGCCTGTTTCTAATATTACTTCCATTTTGGTTACATAATCTTCACCATTTTTAATTGCCTCATCAATTTTAATTACCTTATTTTTGATGATCGTTTCTAAGTCATCATACGTTTTGATATACTCTAATTTGGTCTCAGCAGTAAATTCATTGATAAGACTATCTTTAATGATAAAACTGAAAGTTCTTGTTACCAGTACCGTTCCTTTTTGGTAAACATACACTTGCCCTAGAACTCGACCCGTATGTTTTAAAAAATCTGTTGGTATCTTATAACTTACAACTCCATTTTCACCATCATAGATATTAAGATAATCACTGACTTTACTACCGTCCTTTGCAACAAGCATAATGTATGCATCTGTTTTAACAGTAGTGAGATTAACATTTTTATCACAACGAGTGATGCCAAATCTTAAAATAGAAGTATTAATATCTTGATCATAAAATTCAACATTTAAGTCGGACAGTGGTTTCAGATTTGAGTTAATATCTAGTTGATTGTAACTGATTTTTTTCATTTTATATTCCTCCTTTAAATTAAAACTTTTGCAACAGCATAACCATCTGATTTATCAAATGGATGTTCTATATTCATTACCTTCCAACCACTCTCACCCTTAACACCAATTCCGTTAACTGCAGTCTTAATATAATCATCAACACACACACTTTGTGCTACTTTAATAAGCAATTGACCTTTTAATCCTACAACATTCCATTCCTGACGATGTTCTCGTGCTTGATACATTAATTCTAACGCTTCATTATACTCTGGATTAATAATAGGTTGTTCTATAATAGTAACTATTTTTTCTCCATCTGCATCGTTAATTTTTTCAATTTTCTCAGTAATTACTGCCCCAAATTTCGTTTTAAGATACTTATTTTTATGATGATAAGTATTTTCGCCTAAAATAATCCCAGCTGTTCCTGAAATTGCGCCAATAATGTCATCATTCTCTTCCGCAATTTTTACAAATCCTTTTTGCAAAGTTACAACAGTTCCATCTTCTAGTTTTTCTCCATTTTCCGTTTCAAAATACTCGGCAAAATCTGTTAATGACGATGAACCTGTTATAGCTCCAGTCGCTTTAATAGTTCCATTAAAACTATTAATATTTACCTTAACATTTGCTTTTGATGGTTCTCCATCGCCATATCCAAAAACGGTTTGGTAGTTTCCTGGAGCTTGAACACCCTTCGAGCTAATAATAGTTTGAGCATAGCCTCCTGATTCAGTTTCAGATGCTGAAGATGTTAAAACAGCCGTACGGCTACCACGTGCAACACTATTATCAGCGCTTGCCATAACAACACTTCGAGGACTCACAGCCTTAGAATCACCAGTTGATGCAATAATTGCACTACTTGGATCAGTAGCACCACCACCTGTCGTCGCAATTGATGCTCCACCTTTAAGTACTGTTGGCAATACATCATACTCAACTGCTGTTATTTTCGCCGCTTTTTTATAATTTTTTTGAGTTATCCCTATAATTTGTGCGGTGTTGTTAATGCTCTCAATAGCATAACCCATACCATTTCCAACGAGCGTACCACCAATAATTTTAGTATCATAAACACCTCCACCATTGTAAATACCATTTACGGCTGATTTAAATAAATTAACATTACTTAATGTGACACCCTCACCTCTATTATCGCCGCCATAAACTTGAATATCATAACTGGCATTTGTAAACCCTCGAATATTTGTGTTTGCAATCGTCACATTCTGTGTTTTGAACTGAATAGCAACTACTGGTTGTCCTGCAGTAAACGTTTTGTCTCCTATTGCTGTAAAACCGATAATTTGAACATTAACAAAAGCACTAATTACTAAAGCTCTCGGAGTCGTACCTTTGTATATTTCGTTAGCATATGGTGTAATTGCTACCAAACCACTTGCTACAATACCATAAGCAGTTTTACTATTAGGATCACTGGCAGCATGATGGCCAATATGTCGAAAATTGAAAGAACGACAATCACGGGTAGATGTATGTCCATCTACAAAAATACCCCCGGCAGAACTTGTCGTTGCATGACCTTTAATTTCAAGACCTGAGTAACACTCTTCACTATACGTATTTTTAAGATACACATACTGACTACCATCATCTATTTCAATACCATTACTATTTCCAGTACCTCTAGAATGGTGCCCACCAGAATTAATAATTGTAAGATAGCGACTATGATGAGTTGTGATACTATCATCACCAAAATCTGTAGCATCACAATCTAAAATTGTTACGTACTTACTTTCTAGTTCTTCTGGAACACGATTGCCATCACCTTCATAAAAATAAGAATCAGAGGCATACGTAATATCAATTCCATGCAACGCCGAACCTGTTGTATAAACGTCAGCTGCATACCCATGTTTCACTCCCGCAAAACGAAGTGTTGAAGAACGTGAACCACCGGTTGGTTTCAGAATACCGCCTTGTCGCGATTTGTTCCAATCTAAACTTACACCTGTGACAGCAATATTTTTGGCCTGCCCATCCATTACTTTATTAGTAATGACAATAGTGCTTGCTGGCGCATCATTGTGTAATTTTATTCTACTTAGGGCTGAACCTTGTCCATTCAAATGTGAATTATTCGGCATTAAAATTTCTTTAACAATATAGGTTCCAGCTGACATTTCTACCTTTACATTTCCATCTGCTAGCGCTTTTTCAAATGCCTCTGTACTATCTGTTTTTCCATCTGGGATAGCACCAAAATCATCAACATGAACGATGCGATTTACTTTTCCAATAACATTCGAAAAATCAGCGACAAGTCGTTCACTTAACGATTTATGTCTTTCTCCTAACATATCGACCCTTGCATCTAGCAGTTCATTCAGGATTACACCGCCAGGATCAATGCTTGCTAAAATTTCTTTGACTGATTCGAACCAGTCATCAAAATCACCCATTGCATGTTCAATCCAATCCTTTAATGAATCGATTAAATCACTGGCCGTCCAAACATAATCACACCCTTGGTGCATGGGTGAAGATAATGCTGACCAAATGACGTTGTAGTTAAAATCTTTTGTACTATACACTACTTCTTTATTTGATTTAAAACTAAAATAAGCATTACAACGCCCAACAGATAACATCGCCTCTTTACGCAATTGATATTCCACAATACCATTTGTCGCGTCAACAATTCGCGCGTCATCAACCACAATATGGTGCTGTGCATCAACCATATTAAATTCTGCGGATACGCCGTCTAAATTTTTCACTTTCCCATCTTCAAAGATCGTTGCACGGAAAATTTGTGATTCATCATCATCTTGTCTCACTCTAATTAATTCCACTTGATTTGCAACAGCTGTTGTACTTAACTTAAATTGATATACTGTCATTTTAATTCCTCCTTATGGTCTTTTTAATCCTAAATAGGGTGCAGGATCTTGATAGGGTCCCCACAAATCTGCTCCCACAGAGAAGTGCAAATGTGGGCCTTTTGATTGTCCTGTTGAACCCATTGTTCCAATTTGTTGCCCTTTTGTTACTTTTTTACCGATATTAACCATTCTTGTCGTTAGATGCCCATAACCGGTGCAATTATCATCGGCATGCTTAATAACGATGTATTCACCAAAACCACCACTTGATGCTGTTGGTAACGAAGCAATAACCTCACCACTTTCGGCCGCAAAAATAGGACTTCCACTTTTATCAGCAAAGTCCATTCCTTTATGCGTTTCTAGGTTGCCTGGATCCAATGGGTTATCACGATTACCAAACCACGAAGTGATTTGATAACCTGGTGCAACTGGCATACCGTATTTCCCACCTGGTTTTTTTAAATCCTTAAACTTGTCATACCAAGATTGTGCGTAATCTTCTCGTTCAGGATGACCAGAAGCCGGTCTTTCAAAGTTATAAAGGAATGCCTTTGCAGCTGTTCTCGGTGATGTTGATACTTTGAATCCACTGACTGTTTTTGGTTCGATAGCTCCAATCCATTGACCCGATTTCATACTCCACTCAATTAGATTGACCTGTGGCACAATTGTTCTGTAATCGTCAGTGATGTTTGCTGATTTCATCAACCTTTGGACGTATTCACGACCATTGTCGGTTGGTTGGCCAACAAGTGGATACGCAGAACCATCCCATTGCACAAGTCCGTATGCAGGTCCTCCGACTTGTTCGGTATCAGGGTTCATTTGGGGACCCGATTCACCTTGGATATTTCCGAGTATAGCTGCAGATGCCGCTTTACTGTAGCTATGCTCTCTTAACGTACTCCAAATCGCCCAAGCTCGCTTATCAATGTCACTTGTTACCTCAGGTGGATATTGACCATTCCAACCACCATTTCCTCCACCCGTTCCTCCATTGCCATCAATTTTAATTCCATTGACATAAAAATCACCTTCAAGTCTTACTTCACCAAAGAGGTTTAATTGCCGTTTATCTGCAGTTGATGATGCCGGAATTTGAACCACAGCCCTAGATAAGGATTTCACTCCACTATTAAGTGATAAAATTTGTCCTTGTTCTTGAATGAACGCAACACCATTAGCTTTACCTTCCGAATATGTTGGTAAAATTGATGCGATTACTTCACCATGTTGATGTTCAATCTCCTCACCTTCAACTTTTCTTTCAAATGTCAGCTGACCACCGTCTAAAACAATTTGAAATTCATCCTCATCAATTGATTTTATGATGTTACCTTTAATCAAAATACCGCTTAACACACCCGCACGAATATAATTCGCATTAAATTCACCATCAATTGTCCAAGCTGTTTCGAATTTATCTTTGTCAAAATCGCCATTAATAAAACCGATGCCTTCCGAATTCATCACTAAGAAGTGATCCGATTCTTTTAAGCTCTCTTTATTCATGATAACCATCTGATAAGGTTGTCTTGATTCACCTTTTTTTGCATCCCACGGTGACATTAACAACACTGATCCACCTTTAGCTCCGCGAATAATATCACTTTGCCACTTACTTACTTCAGTTGAATCATAAAAATTCATTTTGACACTCTGCAATTCAGATACGCCATTTTGTACGTTGGCAAGCTGTGTTGTAGCAGAAGACCCCTGTAAATTATCACCTAAACTTGTGTCTACTTTGTTTGTTAAACGATCATACTTAACTGAAAAGACACGTGTTTGATAATGATAGCCCTTGTCATAATCGTGAATACTCACTCTATCTCCAATCGAGCTGGCGCCAATCACTTCGCTTGAAAATTGTACCAACGGTCGAGAATTATCTAATAACATTTGATAAGTGGCTGTTAATAGTTCCTTGTCATCCTCAATATCGTCAAAAACAACCACTTGTTCTCGCCTGCACATTCCGCCATTTTTCATTGGGATACCATGCACTTCAGTTAGCTTTTTCAATTCCAGAAAAGCCTGCCCTTTTGGTTTGACGACAGGTGTTTTCCAGTCAACTTTTTCGAAACCTAGACGTTTACCTTTACCATCACCAACATCTTCACCCTTTCCTCGACCAACAATACTTGTGATGATATTGGAACGATTTTTAGTACGTACAACTTTTAGCGCCGTACTGCCAACTTCGTAACGTTTAGTGCTTTCTTTTCCAATTTTATCGTGTAACTCAATCCATTTTTTTGAAATACCTGTACCGCTAATTTCACATCTGAATAGCAGCTCACAGCCTAACGACTGAATCGTTTTCAGCGCATCTTTAACCGAGATATATTGAAAAGTTGCACTGGCTACCTTGTTTACTATCCCCGTTACATGCCACTCTCCGTCTGTTGCTTTAACGACTTGCTTCGCTATTTCAGTCAATGTCTGTTTCTGAGATTGCTCTTCCTTAACGATGTAATTACTCAGCTCATCGAGACCAAAATTAATGCCTTTATAGTTCATTATCTCCGCATCAATTTCCTCTTCTTGTATTTTATAAAGTGAATAAACTGACTTGCGCTCTCTAACTGCAATGTACTCTGCTTGTTAAAGTTCACTATCATACAAACAACTGACCGTTAAAGTATCTTTTAATAAGTCAGATTTATCGCTTGTTATTTCCTGTTCTTGCAGGCATTGCATTAGTGTGCGATTGTTCTTCATTTTAATTAACTGTTGTTTGTTATCAAAAAAGTAGACACTCATAACTCCACACTCCTATACACAATTGACAGCGTTGCAACATCGCTGGTCACTCGATCGCCAGTTTTTAATTGAAAATTTGAAAAATCGCTATCCAAGTCGAGTAAATTTGTGCGATCGACATTGTTAACAAACACCTTGCCGTTTTTAAAGTCAAAAAGCACCACGTCATTGACTGCTAAAGTTTCACTCGTTATTTTAAGCGTTTGTGAACCATTCACAATTGATAAAGTGGACGTTTTTGTCATTTTAGCAGTCACAGTTATTGGTGTAACTGGGTAATGGAGATGATGATTAATCGCACCGATTGTTATATTTTCAGCACCATATTTATAAGGGTCAGAACAAAAAAGTGTAAACGTACTGATAATATTGTTCGAACTTCCTTCTACTGTATCCGCTGTTTCAAAGCGTCCATAGTAGGTTGTCGTCGGTTCGTCTTCAAATGAAATAGCGACATCTTCCTCACGATACAAACGAAACATCAACTCTTTAAAATCGCGTTGTAATTCTAACGCATTCTTATTCTGAAGTTTATAAGTGACAGTGATGATACGTGCAGGCAATCGTTGATTCGTAATAACTGCACCAATTTGTGCTTCTGTACTTTCCAAAACGATGGATGTCATTTCGCGACCTTCAACTTTTAATGTTGTATAACCTTCCAATATATCTTCCAACAAAAATCCATCATAACGCATAGCTGATGTTGGTATAAACTTCATTTTTCTAAATGGATCTTTTTTTACATCTTTAAATGTGTACATCTAAAAACTCACCTCCTAAATTTGCATATTGATTTGTGTTTCGCCACCCATCGCATCAGAAATATCTGCAACAAATGCTGTGAAATTTTGTTTGCCAATATTAACTACGAACTGGGCGGGTTGTGTTGTTGCAGTATTACTTTGACTCGCATCAGCTGTAAAAGAAGCGCTAATGGAATGGCTCATGCCGTTAACATTACTCATAACGTCGCCAAAACCATTTTGCAAACCTTTATCAAGACCAAACATAATACTTTGACCATTTTCAACGAGTAAACGTTTGTCATATGAAATTGGCCCTTTATGATCTTTAATCCAATCCCCGATGCCACTAACGAATTTTTTACCCGCTTCCCATGCGGCTTTCAACCCATTAACAAATCCATCAATGATTGCTTTACCAGCATCAACTAAACTAAATTCTTTTATGATGTTAAACACACCAATCATTTTGTCGATAAAAGCAGCTACTTTGTCAACACCACCTTGGAAAAAACCAACAATACTATTCCAACAATCGCCTAAAAAGTTTGCCACCGCATTAAATGCTGCGATAGTCTTCGCTTTAATCGTATCCCAATGTCTAATTATTAAACCAACCACAATACCGATAGGTCCTCCTAATATAGACAAAAGAGTGCCTCCCCATTTTTTGAAAAAGTCAACAATTGCAGTAAAGATAGCAACTGCTTTTTCTTTTATTGCCGTCCACAAATTCGAAAGAAATTCGCTAATTTTTTCCCAGTTTTCATATACGAGTATTGCAACTGCAGCTAATGCCATAATTGCAAGGACTGCTATTCCCATTGGACTAGATACAAGCTTTAGTCCGTCTTTAAAAAGATCAATCGATGCTTTCACAGTCGCTATCGTTTCTGCTACTTTAATCAACACGACAACAACTGTCCCAACTGTGAGAAAGGCGGCAACTAAAGCCGTGATAATTGGAATCAACGTTTCACTATGTTCTTGAAAATAACTGAGAAAAACCATGACTGGTTCCATTAATTTCGGGATATACGAGATGATAACGCCAAACCCTTGATCGATCACCGAGACAATTTGACTAATAACGCTATTTATCTGGGTAACAAGTTCATCAAAGGCACCTAAATCAGCAGATTTAAGTGTTTTTGCAATTTCTAAAAAGACATTATTTAACCCATTGTCGATGGCACCCTCGATATCACCCATCGCTGTTTTAGCACCTTCTGAAATTGAACTGAACACGCCAATCTTATCAAATATTCCTGCGAGTGCTGAACCCATTTCTGCTATTTTTTGTGCTGCACCAAAATGATACATCAGCTATTTCTTTTGTTTTATCAATGGCTGTTGTAATTCCAGAAACAAAACCATTATTGTCTATATTTAATTCCATGCCTGTTTTATTAGTTCCCATTTTTTTCTCCTTTCCTATTTATTCGCTTTCATCATTAAATCTGAAAAATCGTTATCTTTTAGTGCTTCTTCTTCCTGACCTAACACCATTCTTTCACGTTTCGCATAGTCATAAAATTTTTCAAATGATGTGTAATACGGCCGCATTTCTTTGCCCATTTTTTTCGTAGCTTTAACTTGTTGTGCTAGCCAAGCGGCTTTATGCAGCGCATAGTCTTCGTCTACCATCTTTAATTGAAATGCCGTCATCTTGAGCGTGTATTCATAAAATGTCATACGCTCAATTTTTTTTAGTTCTGTCATGTTCAAATGTCGAAAGCAATTAATAATAATTTGTTCATAGTTTTCGAGTGAATTGAGGATTATTTTGTTTTCATCGCTTTTTTCGTATCTCTGGCTATTAGCTTTCCCGCGTTGTTACTTTCGATCTCGGCCAAGGTTTCCTCAAATACTTTTTCGATTTTATCACACGATTCTAAATAACTTTCAATATCTTCTAATGCTGGTCGTTTCGCCTCTGTTGAAGTGGCACAATGCAATACATCAGCTAGCGCTACAATACTACCTGAATGAATTTCAATTAGTTTTGTTGATAATCCAGTACCAAATTTCATGCCGTTGTTTTCGATAAAAAACTTTTTATCCAATTCACGTACAAACTTAATTCCAAAAATAAACACCTTAACTTCTCCATTAATCTTTAACTCCATTACAATTCCTCCTTTAGTAATAAAAAGAAGCTAGGTTTCCCTAGCTTCTACTTGTATAGTTGATATAATTTTATCGATCTGTTAATTATTATTCCCAGCGGGTTCTTCAACTTTTACAGTGTCTTTAAACACGTATGACACCACATTCGCTTGTTCCTCAGTCAAAGTTGCATAACCTTTTTGTCCGACACCATTAATAGCAAATTCCATTTCTAGTGCTAGACCATCCTCAGAATTGGATGTTTTTGAAAAACTTGAAACATAACCTTGGAAATATGTTGCTTTAAATTTATCACTGTTTTTTTCTGTGCCTTTTTCTGCTTTATCAATCTCCCAAATTTCGATAATTTCAGCTGCATCGAAAGCATCATCTAATTCATCAATGTAGGTATCTCCTTTGGCAATAATCGATGTCGCTGAAAACTCATAAACAATCGGTGCCATATTTTGCAATGGGCCGTCCTTGGTCGGAACTGCTTCATTGTCACGGCTTTTAGCATTACTATGCTCCGTTTGGAATGCCATCTTCCAAGCTGCTCCATCCTTTTCATTTTTTAAAATACGGTATAATAGAATAACGTCAATTCCTTTTTTTGCTTCAGTCATTTTTAAAATCTCCCTTTTAATAGTTTTTTTAATATTTGTTTGCTTCGCTTGCTCTGCAGTGGCAGCGTTGCTGAAATATTTCATTTTTCATTAACATGTTAACAATTTACTGCGCATTTGATACCAACGTGTTTTATTTAACGTCCACAACAATCGGAAACGGACGAGCAAGTCTTAAAGATGTTCCCCAGTAAAATTAAGCTTTTCTGCTGTTTGAAACTCTTAACTACTATCATCTTAACACCTTATTTCACCTAAAAAGTGTCTTCTTAATACCTTGATAGTACGGAGAAAATTCATTGCTTTTTCTTTCTTATTTTATCCCATAAAAAAAGATACTAGCTCTTTTGCCGGTATCTTCATCGATAGCTTTTCTGCTGTTTGAAACTCTTAACTACTATCATCTTAACACCTTATTTCACCTAAAAAGTGTCTTCTTAATACCTCGATAATACGGAGAAAATTCGTTGCTTTTCCTTTCTTATTTTATCCCATAAAAAAAGATACTAGCTCTTTTGCTGGTATCTCGTTAATAGAAATTTTGAACGTCTATGTTGTTACTCTTTGTTCAATTCCTAATTCACATGCAAAGTCAGTCACTGCCATATTCAGTTCCATATGGTATGTAGTGTGCTCAATCATTAATTTTTCCATTATCCTAGTTTTATTAGACCCAATAATAAACTTGTCCACGAATATAACTTTACGTCGTTCTCTTCGTTCAGGATCCAAAACACATTCGATTCGTTCCAATCCCTGATTGATTTTTTTTACAAAGTATTCCATCTTTTCAAATTTCTCAATATTATCTAATGCTGCACTTTCTGTTGTACTATGGAAGTCATTACCATATGTTGGAGGCACAATAGAATAACTTGCGGTCACCTTTGGAGCTGCTCTCACACCTGCTTTTATGGCTTCTTGTTTATAGGCGGTTATAAGTAATTCCACATTTTTGACAGTTTTCCTCATATTTAAATCACTTGGTCGTACTTCTTTGTAGTTTTCTAATTCAATCATTAAGTTGTCTTGTGTGCTCATTCATTGTCCTCCTTTTATTAGTAAAGTTAGTTTTTATAACACTTATTTCATTGACAAGTAATCTCTAACAATGCGACATATAAAAACTCAACACTCGTTTCATGATGTTTATAGCGTTGATAGGAATAATGATCTCTATCTGCGCTTGATCGCACTTGTTTTTCCGTCTTTATTTTAATTACTTCATGACCACGAAGACGTGCATCAGCTAGCTTTTTAACAAATTCGATTTTATTTTTATTTTTAATGTAATAACGATTATTGATCATCGTTTTATTCAT